CGATCCGGGTTTCCCCGGTCTAGTCGTATCTCGGCGAGGAAAGTACATGTGTTGTATGTCCTAAGTAATTAAGCAGCTTGATCTGTTTTCTTCTCTTAGCTTCAGCATTTATTCAGTAATTGGATTATGGAAATCCGCAAAGAATACCGCTACTAGCTTAAAGACGGCTACGGGGGCCCGTGATCGTTGAAGAACGATGACCTCAGCTATCATTTGGAAACAAATGACCCGAAAGCTAAAGTAGGCTAAAATTAAGTCCTACCGTTATTGTCAGGCCCGCAGTGGGCCTTAAATGAAAGGCGTGAGTGTCTGTCGTGGAACCTCTAGAGAGCAGTGCTAGCCCCTCTGTAACCTCCGTCAAAGTCCGAGTATGCAATAGCGAACAATAATAATTATAGCTGCAAACATATTTTTAAATATATTTACGAATCTACGATTAGTTAAGGCCGCCCCCAAAAGCTGGTTCCGGCTCTATGAGCTGAAACGGTTTTTCCGGGTTGCCATCTGGGCTTGTGGGGTTAAAGAGAAAGGAAGCTCTTTTTCGTTATTCGCTTTAAGAATAGCCAAACTTTATAAAAGTATGGGGCCAAAAGGCCTTTTCTATTACTTAAAAGAATGCCAAAAGAGAGTTATTTTCTTCCTTGGGGATTGCAAAGTAACGTTTAACGCTAAAGCGCCATACGTGAAATGTGATCGACATGGGCTGCCTACTGTAATTCCTGGTTTACTCCGTTCAGAACTAATCACCTTCAAAGAGGGTGGTCTGAAAGGAAATAAATCATTTACGGTGTGTATCCTGACGCTGCTATCGATGTACCAAGTGTTCAACAATAAAGCTCGACCAAACTTGAAAAGTATTTTATTACCTTTCGAGGGTCTTACTCTATCATTCGAGATAAGTAAGTTAAAACGGGCTGTACGAATGTTAAACATCGGTAAGTTGCATCTTAAACGGCCTAGACTTTTATTCATCGAAAAAGCCTCTCCAAATGCTGCGAAAGCATCTTGGGGATCGAGTGTGGATGCAATTGCATTCATATTCAATCCTAAGACATTATATGCATACTTTATGTACGCATGTCATGTTCCAGGAGGACTTAGATGGTTATTATGGCTAGGGTTCTTAATACTTCTTGGCCTCCCGTTGGTTTGCTTTCTAGTAACATACTTTTTCATAAGTAAGTTGCTATTCGGCGATCAGTGGGTACCTTTTCCGATAATGGCGAAGTTAAGTGTTGTCCATGACAAGGCCGGTAAGGCCCGAATCGTGGGGATCACCAATTGGTGGATCCAGGTTCTTTTAGAACCTCTTCACAACGCGATTTTCGATAAGCTTAGACTGATCCCAATGGATGGGACATTTGACCAGACGAAACCAGTAGTTGACTTAGTTAACTCGGTTCCCGAAGGAACGATTTTCCACTCATTCGATCTTAGTTCAGCGACGGATAGACTACCTGTAGAAGTACAGGCCGATATTCTTAATATTCTATTCCCCTTTTTGGGGACACTATGGAAAGCCTTATTGGGCTCACTATGGTGGCAATGGAAATCTCTTAATAAGAGAGTTCCACTTAGATATTATAAATATGCGGTCGGACAACCTATGGGAGCATATTCAAGTTGGGCGATGTTAGCATTGTCACATCACGTACTTGTTCAACTAGCCGCATTAAATGCGGGTTATTCCAAACGTTTCACTCTATACGCTGTTTTAGGAGATGACATAGTCATCGCCGACAATGACGTAGCTAGAGAGTATTTGGTTATTATGAATAGCTTAGGTGTTTCTATCAATCTAGGGAAATCATTGATTTCACCTAAATTTTGCGAATTCGCAAAACGATGGATAGGACCCGGTGTAGATGTCTCTCCTCTAGGAGCAGGTTTAATACTGCAAACAGGGAGAACAAAAACATTTCTTGCCGCTCTTTTAACTCAGATGCATACAATTGGTATAATTCCAAATTTAGATACGACACTAGTTGCAATTACTTCCCTGCCCGATCAATTGAAAGGACAGGAAAGAAGTGCGCTTTGGGCAGCTTTCGGTCTAAACTCCTTCTTTTTGAAGGGGAGCCATATCGGAAACGACAACTTCATGTCATTACTTAAATGGTGCTTCACCCAACAGGGGAGTCTGACTTCTACAATATCACTTGTAAAGGCGAGTCTTGTGGACTCTATTTACAAAGATAAGGTGAAAGCTCAGAGCAACCTTGATAACGCTGTAAGCATTTTCCTAGAAAATTTCTGGAAAACACAGTGCAGCAAAGGTTGGCCCAACAGGACACTAGAATTCCTGCTTAAGATGTTCTCTCCAGGGGTGTGGGTCTACATGTATGAATTCATACAACAGCAGATAAAATTAGATGAAGCCGAAAACTCGGTTTCCCAAGATTTTACTATTGAAGGACTTCGACACACTCTGGACAACCTACCTTTCGCAATTAATGTTTCAAACATTGATTGGTGGGATGTTAAAGCAGTCAAGGACGCTATGGGAAGATTTGAACGTATCATAAAAGAGTACGAAAGTCTCAATTATGCAGTTAATGGTGTGGCATTAAAGTCACTACTGGGAGCTGTAACCATTGGTTACAACTACTCAGTCAACAAGGGTATTACCCCTACATTGAACATTAAGCTAAAAAACGTTAAAATCAAACCAAAGGCCTCTAAGAAGAACAATAGCACTTCCGGTGTATCTAAAACCAACTCAGTACGATAATCAAGTATTGTTTACCACGAGTCTGGGGAGCGAGGGCTCTT